CTCGTGCTAAAGGCACTGACTATTGCATAGGTCATCTACGACAAAAAGCGAAGGAGATAGCCAGTGAACCTGACTGAAATTCGCTCTAAGATTCGTGAGATTGTTGACCTTGATGCACAAGATGTTTCTGACACTCTTCTCAATATGTATATCAAGGATGGCTTTGAACGCATTATTGCGTTAGAGCGACGTTGGCCTTTTTATCAGAAAACGTTTAACTTAAGCACTGTTCAAGATCAACGTGCTTATGCTATCAACACTGTTGGTGATGGTAACTTGCGTGAGATCACTTCTGTCGTTGATACTTCTACGACTGGTAATCGTTTAGAGTACATTTCTTATGATGATGCTGAATCAGTTTGGGTGGGATCTTATGACCAATCTTCACGACCCTCATATTTCACGTTTTGGCAGGAACAGATCCATCTTTTCCCGAAGCCTGATGGCATCTATCCGCTTGTTGTTCGTGGATATCGTAAGCCTACTAACTGGTCTGCTTCAGATGCTACTGAGGTTGATGCGGACGCAAGGCTTCATCAGCCTCTTGTGTACTACGGGGTTGCGCAAGTGTACCAACTGCAGGAAGATATTGAACTCGCCTCGTTTTACCGTAAATCGTTTGACGAAGCAGTAAGGCTTGCTGCTGCGGACATTATGCGTCCGCCTTCGCAACGCCCTCTTGCCGTATCCGATGGGATACCTCGCATGTCTAATCGTTTGTGGATGCAATCACTTGGTAGGACTCTTGGTCAATGAGCCGTTTGTCGTTGCTTCGTACAGAAGATTTTACTGGTGGACTCAACCTTCGTGCTGACCCATTCCAGTTAGGTCGCACTGAGTCACCCGATCTGTTGAACGTGGATATTGATCCACGTGGTGGTTTAACTATGCGTGGTGGCATGACTAAGTTGAATACGTCTGCTATTGGTAGTATTGCTAATGGTTCGTTTACTCCCAAAGCGTTGTACGCTTGGGATAATAGTACGCCACAACTTTTATTGTCTGCTAATAATGCTGTTTATTCGGCAGCGACAACAGCGTTTACTTCTTTGAGTATTACTACGACTGCACCTTTTGGTGCGTCGTTTACTTCGTGGTCTGCTAGTAATGAAAGTTTTCTTTATATTGGTACTGGTGCTGCTAGTTATAAATGGAATGGTACTACTTCTGCTACGGCTTTGACTGATGCTAGTACGGCGTATGCGGATGACTATTCTTCTCCTGTTACTGGGTTTGCTCCCAAATGTCGCTACATTGCTTCACATGTTGATCGTTTGTGGTGTGCATATGTGACCGAGGGTTCTACTGATTACCCTAACCGTGTCCGTTTTTCTCATCCTATTAATCGTGAGTCGTGGGCAACTAACGATTACATTGATATTGTTGAGGGTGGTTCAGGTATTACTGCAATCATTCCTTTTAACGGCAACCTTCTTGTGTTCAAGAAGCGTGCCGTGTTCGCTATTATGGGTTATTCAACTGATACGTTTCAAGTTATTAACTTGACTAACGAAGTTGGTGCTGTTAACCCTTTGAGTGTTGTTGCTACTGAGGCTGCCGTATATTTCTTTTCTTGGCCTGATGGACTGTTCAAATATGATGGTCAGCAGTTTAGCGATTTGTTTACTTCTATTCGTCCTCTGATTCAAACTGGACAGGTTAATAATATTGCTCAGAATGAAATTCGTGTTGCGGACGTAAACCATAAAATTTGGGTTTCGCTTCCTTTGGGTACTGACACTAAAGTTTCTGCTTGTTATGTTTATGATCCTTCTTTGAAGCAAAGTGGTGCTTGGACCGAATATCAGACTTCTGATGCGAAAGGTGTTGGTAGTGGCTGCGATTTTGTTACGTCTACTGGTGCGACTTACAATTTGGTTTGTCATCCTTCTAACGCTTATGTGTTGAAGGTTGATCAGTTGAGCGTGTATCAAGATGATGTTGGTACTGGTCCTTCTAACTTCACTTCGTATTATACGACTCCTTGGCAGGACGCTAATAATGTTTCTGCTAAGAAAATGTGGCGACGACCCGACTTTGTTGTGAAGCAAACGTCTGTTGCTACTAATCTGTTTTTGAGTGTTTATCATGACTGGGAAGAGTCTGTCGTCGCTAGAAGTTATGTGATTGGTTTGGATGCTTCAGGCACTGCTCTTATTTGGACTGCTCCTGCTACTGAACCTGATGGTATTGCTGGTTGGAATCAGGCTAACTGGGGTGAGAGTGCTAGTGGTTCTTCTTTTGCTGTCGGCAAGTCTTTAGGACTTGCTCGCAGCGTCCAGTTAAAAATTCAGGGTGAAGGCGGAAAACCTTGGGGTGTTAACTCTATTACTTATAAATATAATCCACGAAAGGTGCGTGCCTGATGGCTACTGCTTCTGTTACTTATGTGTTCGCTAATGGTACTAACGCTGATGGTACTCAAGTTAACTCTAACTTCAATAATGTTGTTAACTTTTTGAACACTGAAACTGTTCAACGTGACGCAAGCATTGCGTTCACGGCTATCCCTACTGCTCCTGCTACTGACCCTGTTAGTGATAATCAACTTGCTCGTAAAGCGTATGTTGACAACTATACGCCTGCTGGTGTGATCACTCAGTATGGTGGTGCTTCTGCGCCGACAGGTTGGTTGTTGTGTCAGGGTCAGGCTATTTCTCGTAGTAATGCTTTGTATACTCGTTTGTTTGCTGCTATTAGTACTACGTATGGTGCTGGTGATGGTAGCACTACTTTTAATGTGCCTAACTTGCAGGGTCGTATTCCTGTGGGTAGGGATTCTACTCAGACTGAGTTTGATACGTTGGCTGAGGTTGGTGGTTCTAAGATAACTGCTTTGATTACGGCTAACTTACCTTCTCACCAACATGGTGTTGGAACTATTTTGCCTAATACTATTGCTGATCATCAACATGGTGTGGGGACTATTGGTACTGACAGTATTGCTGATCATGTTCATGCTCATACTCTTGCTATTGCGGGCCACACATTGGTACGCGGTCCTGTCTCTGGTGTTGGAACTTCTGGTTATGGTCTTGATTATCTTAATAGCCTCTATAGTCAGACTCTAACGCACACATTCAGTGGTTCAATCACTGCAGGAGGCGGACACAGCCACGTCATGAGTGGCTCTGCTGCACTCGGTGGTGGACACACACACACCATGAGTGGCTCCACCGCACTTGAAGGTAGTGGAACATCATTCAATAACCTTGCCCCCTATATTGTGGTGAACTACATTATCAAACTATGACCAAATGGACTGCGCCTGATATTGCATCACTTCGTGGTGACAATAGTAGACCTCTACAAAAGATCTTCGGATCTTTAACAGAGTACCTTAAAGACACTTTAAGTCAGACGACAGAAGTTTCTCAAACGTATGTGCGTAATGGTGAAACGACAGCGTTAACTATTGGTACTGTAGTATATTTGGATGCTCGGCAGGGTGATAGGGCTACTGTGAAGCGTGCGTTTAATACGAGTGATGCTACGAGTGCTAAGACTCTTGGTGTCGTCGCAGAGTTAATTCCTGCTCATGGTGATGGTCTTGTGACTACGTTGGGTTATTTGGAGAAAGTTAATACGTCTGCGTTTACTGCTGGACAAACTTTATATTTAGGTGCTACTGCTGGGACGTTTACTGCTACTAAACCTGTTGCTCCTAACCATATGGTTTATGTTGGTGTTGTTGTTCGTGCTAATGCTGGCAACGGCATTATTTATGTCCGTTGTCAGAATGGTTATGAGTTAGATGAGATTCATGATGTTTTGATTACGTCTCCTACTGCTGGGCAGACTTTGTCGTATGATGCTGTTAATAGTTTGTGGAAGAATGCGACGTTTAGTGATGGTGGTGGGTTGACTAACCTGAACGCAAGTAATCTTGCGTCAGGTACTGTTCCTACTGGTCGTATGACTGGCGCATATACGGGCATTACTGGTCTTGGCACTTTGAGTTCGTTGACTGTTACGGGTGAAAGTACCATAAACAGCCCATTAAATGTAACTACAGTTCTTGCTTCGGGTCGTGGGCTTAATATAAAAGCAGACCCCACGAACACACAATCAATTCTTCAGTTTACGAACAATGCTGTGTCTGCACAATGGTCAAGTCTTGCCGCAACAAACAATCTTCTTACTGTTACAACTCCGTTCTCTGTTACGGGAACGATAACTGCATCAGCACGAGTTTGGGCGCAAACAGACTTGAGAGTAGGAAACACCAACTCTACAGTTCTATCATCAGACGCATTCTCTTTGCTTGTAACACCACAGGCATACACGGGTTTAATTACTCGTATTGGTGAACATTTTACTCTTGCAAGCGTAGGTACAAGCAACAATGATTTTACAGTTTGGTCTAGTCAAACTGTAAGAATTAAACGAGACAGCAATATCACTATGGCAACTTTTAACTCAAGTGGTTTAGACGTTGTTGCTGGTTCGGGTATAGCGATGCGAGGAACAAGCCAAACGCTTATTAACGGCACAAACAATAATGCTGCCATTTATCTTGGTGGCGGTATCGCCTCAACAGCAACAGGTGGTATTGAAGCATCATGGCGTAATGCAAGCAACCCAAGTATTGCTATTGGTGTTACGAGAGATAACAACGGAACTGCAACTGTTTGGGAATACGGCAACATAATTGATTCCTTTACAGGCAATACATTACGCACAAGAGTTAACTCTAATGGTTTTACCATTACTGGTACTGGTTCTCTTTATTTGTCGGGTTCAACTAACGCTGCTTTAACTTTTGCAAACGGTGCTGATACTGGTATGCCTTGGTCTAACGGACCAGTTTTGCAAGGTCAAACAGGATGGTCTTTCTATCAAACGGTTACTGGTACATATCGTATGGGTTTCCGTAGTGGTACTAGTGGTGCTACTCGCTATCTGTGGTGTAACGATAGTGTTCTTATTGGGTCAAATCCCGATGACGCTGCAATGCTTACGACATTAAATGTTATTGGAAGTATGCGTGTTACGACAGGCTATTACGGCAGTGTCAACTATGGTTTTTATGGGTCAATAAGTGTTTACGGTATTAACAACTCGTGGAGTGGAATTGTTTTTCCTAATCAAAACTCAACGATGATGGTTCAAAACAACATTTTAGGTCATTACCGTGACAACTCTGTATGGAACTTTTATGTTTCAGGTGGCACATTTGTTCCGTCAGACGCAAGATATAAACGAGACATCCAACCATTAGAACATGGAATGAATCTCATACGAGAAATTGTTCCTGTCAGT